CTGACGGAGGTGCTGTCCATCTTTGGATTCACTGGCAATATCGCTAATGAAGAAATCGGCTGGCGTGGCCATCCTGAAGGCGGCGACAAAGACAACTTCTACTGCGAGTTCTGCGGAGCCAGGAATTTGGATTGTACCCTGATTGAGCATGGAACTTTTCGCGGCGACCCGTGTCCTGTAACGCGCATCCGCTCCATCATCGAGGCCAAGCCATGACCAACGAGCGCATCGAGAAGGCTAGAGAGTGGTGGGAGCGGTGGCAATATGAACATGGCCTTATCGTCCATGAGAGATTTGTTGACCATGCCAAGCTCCTCGCCCGCTACCGGCTGGAGGGGAAGATTGAGGTGCTGGAGCAGATTGCTGAGGATGTTCCTTGCGAGTGTACATCTCACGATCGAGAACCGGGACAAGTTTCAGAATGCCCGAATGAAATTATCAATGAGCGCATCGCCGCCCTCAAGGAGGAGAGAGACCGATGATTACCGTT